CAGATTTTTTATTTGGTAATGCGCGTAATCGATTATAAAGTGTAACGCCAGCTGATACTTCGCCGCCCACAGAGTTGACATGTAATACAATGTTCTGAGATGGTTCTAATCTTTTAAGTCGATCTATCACTTCAGAAACGCTAGTGTCTTCACCAAAGTAATCTTTTCCGTTCAGCACTACGCCGTAAATGTCGATATCAATCGTCTCCGCGTTCTGAATCAGATTCAGTGGAGTTCGAATTTTGAACTGAAATTTGTTGTCCTTGTTCATGCAACAAGCCTCCTTCATCCATAGATTGGTGTTCTCGAATACGTTGTGGTAAGATTTCATTTTCATAATCCATGCCCGTGAGCTCTGCGGCTTCTTTAGCACGAGTACTAAATGCATTCTTAACACGAATTTCTGCTGCAGTAGCTTCCTTCTCTGGGTCTAATTGACCTTGCGAAGGTCCGTACCACTCAGCACCTAGCCATGCCTCTCGAATGATTGGATCATCGAAGAAACCTGGCGCTTCAATGCGACCTAATAGAATAGCCATAGTTAGCCACTCTTCGTAAATAGGATTGCAAAATTGAGTAATAAATTCGGAACGTTGCATTTCAACAGATTTCCAGTACTCAAGTAACGCCGCTCTTGATGCAGAGTAACTTTGTCCAAAGTGCTTAACAAGAATTTCATAAGGAATTTCAAGTGCAGCACCAACATGACTAATGAGAGATGATGTAAAGTCTGCAAAGCTCGTTGGGATTGGTGTTTTTTCCGCAACACTGACCTTTTCACCTGGTGCTAACACATTGACCGTGCCATTGCCTAATTCGATTGTTTCATCGTTTTCGGAATCGACTTGATCCTCCTCATCGATACCAGTCCCAAACGCCATATCATCTGGGGCCTCTGATTCAATAAAGATTGCCATCAAAGCATTAACTAATACCTTCATAACCTCTGCATCATTGTACCGACTAAGTACTTTCAAATCCTCGATTACTGGGGATAGTATTGGTATACCGCGCAACTGTCCGCTACGCTCAATCGTCATAACCTGAATAATATTCCGCCTCCCGGTTTGTGCACCATATTTTGGAATATATGTGTAGTCGTGATCATCGTTAAAACCGTTGTACAGTTTATTTAGTACGTAGAATCCGACCGCTGCCCCATACTTATTGAACTTAACACCATGAATTACGTCGTTATTCTCGTCTTCTTCTCGTCCTATATACTTTGGCGGAGAAGCAACAAGAATCGATTCAACAATCTGCAATCGTAAAGGGTAAGGGTTTTTATCCATTCGATTGATCAGCAGCGGTAAATTTACAAATGCGTCGCCGTATAAGAGCTTTTCATAATACGCTAGAGCCTGTATTCCGTAGAAGTCAGTTTGCTCTCTTGCGTCACAATGCTTTGCCCACATAGAAAATTCACGTTCAGTCTTACGTTCCCATGCGTTCTTTTCGTCAAACGTTAGCCCTAATTCCTCAAAGCGGATATTGGCTTTAAAACGTAGTCCAGGACCAATGACGTTAGTCTTATTGGTTTTTAACGCGCCTGCGGCAATAGGCGTACCTTGCTGAAGGTCTACCGACCTTGCCCGTAGCATTCTAAAATTGGCATCGATATCATGCCTTGCATCTTGAGAGTTAACCTGATATCCTTTAGCGCTAGTTTTAAAACTATTTGCACCATGATTAGAATAGCCGGAGTTTGTTTTACTCCCAGAATATTGCGTAGATTTATGTCTGCCTGCTGCAGTTTTCATAAACGACTTCTTACGTTTACTCATATATCACGCGGAATGACACGGTATGCGCGACGTCGAGGTCTATTTTCAAGTCTTGCTACTTCATTTCGCCAAAAGTTGATACGGTCTTTTACCTCTTGCACATTGGCACGAGTTAACCGACGATTACCAATGGTATATTCCTTACCGGTTGCTAGTGCTAAATCAGCATCTAACCACGCCTGTAAATGCTCTTTTGCCTCATATATTGTCCATTCTGCCATCCTTTCACCTCCTTTCACGCATTAAAAAAGCGCCCATACTGAGCGCTTAGACTTGTGCCATGCATAGATTGGAACATCATGCTTATTAAAGCCTGCGTTTCCACATCCGTGTGGCACAATATCTCCATGTGTTTTATGTCATGTGCTGATATATTTAGCCCTTGCCTATATTTATATAAGAATTCAGGCATTGTTTTTTCTATCATCAAATATAAATAATAAGGGATTACGTTTCTCGGTCGAATTACTACGTATTTAGCATCTACCTCTTGTGATGTATCTAAATATAGTAGTTCCCCCTTGCTAGCGGATACTTGCAAACAAATACACCCTTCAGGATACATTTGATTCTTCTTAGGCCTTCCCAATATATCAGCAACTTCGGTAATTTTAATTCTTTTGTAATTTCTTAACATTACACAAACATCTTTTGAAGTAGATACTTCTTAACATCTTCTATTTTTTTATCACAGCTTCTTGCTCCTCAACTGTACACGCGCTATCAGATGATACTAAAAATTCTGTAAATTCTTTTACAAATTCATCATGCTCTTTCTGCGCGTCAGGATCTGTACAGACTAATTGCTTTAACATCTCCGCAATTTCTAAGCCCAACGTCCGACTTTCTCGATTAATTTCATTTAAGTCCTTAGCAAGCTGTACCGCGTCTGGTATTTCTTCGGGTTCGAAGCTGTCAATGTAGCGTGGAATATTCAGATTATACTCATTGTCTAAAATAGTAGACATGCTAACATTACTAGAATATCGCTCTATATCGGCCCGTCCCTTATAGGCTTTAATGACTTTTTCCACCTGTTCGGCAGTCATTACATTTTTATTTTTATTTTTGTTCTTAACGAAGTCTTTTTGTGCATCGATAAATAATACGTCTTTGTTAACGCGATTTTTCTTAAATACCAATATACACACAGGTATACTTGTATTTGTAAACAGATTAGAAGGTAGTCCTATAACAGCGTCAAGTAGATTATTATCAATAAGCCTACGTCGTATATCCCCCTCTGCTTGCCCTCTAAAAAGTACACCGTGCGGCAGGATAAAGGCAGCTGTGCCAGAAGCATTTAACGAATAAAGTCCGTCGAGTATAAAAGCAAAATCGGCTTTACTCTTTGGTGCCAACTTATAACCTTCAAAACGTGCATCCATTTGTGGAACCCATGATTGACTATACGGCGGATTGCTAATCACGGTATCATATTTTTTACTTCCTAGCATATCTACTTTAGCTGCTTGGCCAAAGCCAGATGCTGCAGATTCCACTTTATAATACGCAAGCTCTTCACCAGTAAGAACATTCTTCTCTACTACTTCTGCATCGATATTAGCCATTAACAGGTTAAGCAGCATAAACGCTATCGCATTTTTTGAATACTCTTCAAGTCTTAGTGCCACTGTATTATCCGACTTAAATTTAGCTAAGGACAATCCGCCAATTCCTGCGCACACATCGCGAACATCACCGCCAGGGGTAATACCTCCGATTATATCCAGCACACATTGTGGCGTGTAATCTTGCATATAATTTTTTCTATCCGCGCTATGTTCTTCAAATTCGGCAAGTAAAGATTCATACGAATAATACGGCTTTATCGACTTTAACAGCACAGAACATGTTTTCGAATCTAGCAACGCCCTTATTAGAGCTGTAGGTATTTCGTGCATTTCACGAATATTTAATTCTTCCATAATCCTTTGTAGGATTGTCATAATCGTATTCCTCCGCCTCTAGCACGTCTCCTGGTTCTTGTCTTTGACGTATTCCCCACTTTGACTACACGAGTTGTATTCTGATAAGGCGTGTAATCCTCTTTACTACTCCGAGCTTCCAATGCATCGAAGTTGGGATTCATAATAGTGATGGCAGCTTGATTGTAGTTTCTAATATCAAACGGTTCATTTCTTTTGCGCCCTGGGCGTAGTACCCATTGCTCTTTGAAATGCCCATTAACTAGTTTAGATACTTTCATCTCTGCCAATAGGCCCTCAAAGTATTTCTTCCCGTATCCCTTTTCGTGATCTTTCGGGAAGTGGCAATACCTTGGTTGGCCTTTTTCTTGATTCAAGTCGCTATAAATCTGTTCCTTGCCGGTATCTACACCAAGCTTAAAGAGCTTCGTCTTGTACTTTTTCAACCTAGTAGGCAAGCCATCAATCAAATCTTTGCCGGCGCCACCTACACCTTTAATAGGGTAAACGCGCTTATGCCATCTAGTTGAACAGTACTTATATACTGACTGGGTCTTACTACCGCCTGAGTCGATGCACGTAACGGATACGCCACGTTTTCTACCATCAGCATAAGACCATGTTCGGTTTAGAATAATGTCGTCTAATTCTTTCCATACGGCGTCGTAGGCAGGGTCTCCATATAGTCTGAAGTATTGTATACCCCAGCTCTCATAGTCTTTTCCCCAACCTACAATTTCGCATTCCAAGCGATCGTCTTGCGTATCTACACCACATGTTAAGAGTAATACGCCGTCTGGCAACTCTGCTCCGTAATCCTCCCTACGTTCATAGAGTTCTTCAGACTGCAGCGTTTCGGTATCCTCTTCATAAGGAATACCCATTTCAGTATTGAAGAATGTCTTAACACCGGCTGTACCAAGTTTCGTTGCTGCTTCGTATTTCTCCTGGAGTTTACCCCAAGAGGCCCAAGGCGAACCAAACGCATTCATATGAAAGCTACGGCAATTATACTTTTTCAAATTCTCCGGAGCTTCAGCAATCCATTTGCCCTCGCGATAAAGTTTCTTCCACTCGAACTCTTCCGATAGTGTTCCGCAGTGATCACAAGCTAAGTAATACTTGCCTACATCTTCGTCAGCGTGAAACTTATCCCATGAGGGGTACACATACTCGCCGCACGCTGGGCACTTAATATGCCAGATTTCTTGCGTACCGCCGAGATACAATTTCTCTATTCGGCTAGTGCCTTTAGCCAATGGCGTGGATGCATACACATGCTTTCGATTATAGAATGTATTAGTACGCTTTTCTGCTAGGCTCAAAGGGTCACCTTCCGTGCCTGCTGATGCTGGGTAGCGGTCAATTTCGTCCGCCAGTAATACACGAATTGGCCTAGATGCCAAATCTGCTGGAGCATTTGCACCGACTAACGTTAAGTAACCGCCAGGAAATGTCTTATTCAATACAGTATTGCCGCTGTCCCGAGATTTTACATCGGCCATTTTATCGTTCAGCACTTTCGTGTCACGAATAAAGGGAGCAATACGAGTTTTCGAAAATTCCTTTGCTATATCTTTTGTTGGCTGCATGAACATAATTGGCGACGGGAAGTAATCAATGAAATATCCCAACACATTTTTAATGAGCTGAGTTTTACCAATTTGCGAGCCTGTCATATACACTACTTTTTCAACGTCAGGGTCGCTTACCGCATCAAGCATTTCCTTTTGATAGGGGGCTCTATCGGTGGAATACTTCCCTGGTTCGGCGCTATCCTCTGTGGAAAGCACCACGTTAGCATTCGCCCATTCAGAGGCAGTAAACTTTGGTGGTGGTTTTAGTACACTTGCTATCCCTTTAAATAAGTTGCACGTGTGTTTCACTCACTTTCACCTACCTCGTCTTCGTCCACAATAATGTCGTCAGACTCATCGTGGAACATGTTTGGATCGTATTCAGACAATTCCGTTAGGCACTCGTTCACCTCATCAAGAAGTGTATCTTGAATAGCTAGCAGGTTTGTTTCTCCCAATACTTTAGGTGCTGCTTTTAACGGCAAAGCCTGGAGCTTACTTTTAAAGTTATTCAACATTCTATTCATTACAGCTTTAACGGTATCAGAGCGGTGCAATTCACCATTCATAATCTTCAGTTTGTTTTCTTCAATCATCCGTTTAGTTCGAGTTAACAGAGTTCGTTCTGCGTCATATCCGCCTTCACGAGCTTTTTTTTCGAGTTTGCTTTCTCCGGTTTTATACGAAACAAATGCTTGTACTGTCTTCGCAATATCATACTGTCCGCGTTTTTCTTTTTTGAAAATACCATCTTCCGTCAATTGCTGGACTCGCCGAGAGCTGATTCCAAGTACTTTTGCTACAATTTTAGATGATACTAATTCGTCAACGATTGATACGTTTGTCACAGTCTCGCCTCCTCTCAAAAATTGACCGATTTTGAAGCCGAACAGCAGTTCAGAAAAATGACTAACTAGCGATTTCGCGGGGTTCGGATGACCCACGCAAAATATTTTTCGTTCGGAGTACCTTAAGGGCCCCGGGTATAAACAAGTATCTAGCCCCCATACATGCCCCCACTCCAATGTTGTTTACGTGAATGTTTCATTACATTTCTTGCAAAACTCTTGGATTTACAATTGCCTTTACCACCAAGAACAACAGCATTGGCAGTACATTTATTGTGTTTGTTATTTAAGCAGTCTTTGACGTGACAAGTAATTTCTGCCATACTATTTTCTCCTTTCTGTTAGCAGTTAAAGCATGAGTAATTGTTTATGGGTTCGTTTAATACAGGCTTAATCAATATCATCATAGGTAAGTTGTTATAGTTAAGTACATAGGTTTTATTGTTGGTTGTGTAGATTAAGTGTGTTCTTATGTGAGGATAACATCTATGAAACGTCGCGATTTTTTAGAGCCCCGAAATATTATGAAAGGATCATGTTTGCCTATACAAGTAGGCCCTCCCCTATGATGATGTTGATTAAACCCGCATATAAAAAGACCACCTAACCGTTATAGATTAAGTGGTCTTTTCGTTTTAGTGTTCTAGGTTTCACTG